TCTATGAAAATTTTCACGATTAGACTGATACCTCGAAGTACCAGAATCTTTTTTAAACCATTCTGATTCAATAGCTCTTCCTATCTTTTGTCCATATTCTAAACTTGCTTTTTCTGCATTAGATACTGATTGACTTGGGAATAATCCTGTTGGGTGTGACTTTGCCATTTATTTTAATATTTTTGAAAAATTTCCTTGATTATTGTATTTTTTAAATTCAAATTCTAATTTTTTTGTTGTTTTAACTACAGCAGGAGCATACATATTTTTATTACATGCCATTATTGCAAGCCCTGAACTTATTGCTGCATCAAATTTTGTTCTTTTATTTATATCAAACAAAGCCCAATCATTTAATGTGCGATCAAAATAAAGATCCCCATAGTTGTTATCTTCTTTTAATCCTACGTGTCTATCTATATATGATTCAATAGCTGCTGCATGTGCTTGTCTAATATCTTCAGAAGAGTTTGGAATTCCACCCACTTCTTTTTCTGTAACAGATAATTTATTATAATTTTTATCTGGCCTGTTCATAGAATATCCTCTATAGCCTCTTCTTTTTAAATAATATAAAAGTCTGGGCTTATTGTTTTCTGCAAGTAATGGCATACCATAAAATACTAATGCCATAAGTACATCTTCAAAAAACATTTCTGCCGTTGGAGGTCTTGATACATATTCAAGAAAAAAACTATTAGAAGGGGCTTCGTCTAAACTAAACTTAGTTAATCCGTGTAATGCTCCTTTCGATCCTTGACCATCTGTCGTTCCGGATATATCGTAACTATCACATCCAAAAGCCCCTAAGTGTTCATTTCCAGGAGTTTTTCTACCTCTATTATTAATTACAATGTTTTGCATCTGTACCGGCGGAATCCAAGATACATTAAATCTTCCTTTTAAATCTGGCATAAATATAACTTTACTATCTTTTACACCATTTTCCCATTGGAAGTTTCCTTTTGATACAAACCCAGAGTTTTTTAAATCTCCGTTGTAATCTATCTGTTCGTATATCTTTTGTAAATTAAATATACTATTTTTTGTTTCGTCTCTAAACGCATGCTCTTCTGTACGCGGGAATTGACGATAAAATTCATTTAGCGCGTCTTGATCGCTTTTAAGACCGTCCGCTTCGTTTTGCCAGTGCTCAATAACTCCTGTTCCAATTGTTTCTCCATAATTGTCGCAACGGCTAGTATCTCCAGATTCAAAGACAGGCATTCCGCAATCGTCAATAAATCCTTCGTAGTTCCATTCCATAGGTATGAATAAGCTATATAATCCAGAGCTTGTTTGTCCATTTCTGTTTCGTTTTGTAACGTCTGAAGCATGATATAATTTTTTAAAGTTATCACCACCCTTATCTAATGCGTTTGATGTTGATCCCATCATACACTTTCCTATTATCCTACTACCTAGTCTAAGGGTTGTTTTTGTTACTCTCCAATTATTTAATATATTATCTGGTCTTTCCCATTTACCAGATTCATCGTGAACTAATAATTTTAACTTTTCACCATCATATGAGTTATCACCTGTGTTCTTCCAGTCTATTGTTGTATCGAGCCCTTCGAGTTCTTGGGGCTTGGATTTGGTTGCACTGGTGATGGACTTTCTTGTGAGTTTGGATGCGGGGACACGGTAGGCCAACTCTGTCTTGGGGCGGTCCATTCCGTCTTGTATTGGTTTGAAGAAGAATGGATAGTGCGATGAAATTGGTACGACCTTGTCGGTAAACATCTTCTTTGCATCTGCACCAGTCTTCGATAAGATTCCGAATCTAGAATCTGATGAGATTGTAGCTTGATTAACTGTCTCGCTGCTTGACATGAAGCTAAATCCAGACCGTCTATTCTTAAGGTAGCAAATCCCATAACATCTTGTGTCTGCCTTGCAAGCTTCCCAGAATATGAAGAATAATCTGTTTGCTTCTCGAAAGTCTGGCTTCCCAACATCAATCTTGGACCACTGCAAGTACATATAATGAGTGCCAGTAATATAAGTGCTATTGCCCTTGTTAAGGAACCAATAACCCTCTTCTCTACGAGTAAACTCTTTATCAATGTATACATACCATTTTTCTTTTAACTCTTCTGGATAATCTCTCCAATCAAATATTGTTTTTAATCTTTTAAGTTCTTGTGGATATTCGTGAGGAATCCATTTATCATATTTGCTATACACGTCTTTTTCAGCAGGTAAAGCTATTCGTAAGTTTTGTATTTCATATACTTCACCTATTTTACCTGTCTTGCTAATAACAACAACGTCATGTTCTTCATTATATCCATACTGCCATTTCTTGCCTTTGTTTAATCTACTAATAGTAGTTTTTTTAATTGGCTCAATAATCTTATATAATGTTTGTTGATATGACATTATTTAGATTTTTTTTCTGCAAACCCTGAAAAAGTGTTTTCTTTTATTTGCGTTGGTTTGTTTTCAAGTAAGTTTTTTTCAACTTCTATTCTATTTAATATTTCAAACGCATCGAATATTGCAAGCTTCTTTGTAGCTGCTGCGTTTTTTAGTCTATCAGCAGAAACGTCGTCATCAGTTTCAACTATAGCTTCTTTTGCTACTTTAACTAATTCGTCAACCGCTTTATAACCAGCTTGGATTATACTCTCTTTCTGTTTCTTTAAATCCATAACGTATAGATATTTCATTATTTATTACCCTATATAGTCTTTCACCTTCAATTACAAACTCATATTCACTATCTGGAGTAAATCCTATTTTTTCATTAACCTTAAAATTATTCGTGTTATCTACGTATTTAACAATACCGGTTAATGACATTTCTTTATTTATTGAAAACTTATCATCGTTCAGTAAAGGTTTTACAAAACTAAATCCTTGATTTGCTTTCCATATGCCATCACGCTTGTATAAAAATATTTGCTCAAGTTCGCAGAAGTATAAATTATCTTTAAAATAACTTTTACTATTGCGTTCAATACCTCTAACATCATGCCAACGACGAAATATGTTATGATGAACATAAAGCTGATCACCTCTGTTAATATGTGTATCACGTGCTATAGGTGTTTCATAAACTATTGCTTCTCGACTTACAAACTTATGATCAGATATATCCGTGTTTAATATTAACTCTTTATCTCCAATCTTTTTTGTATTGTCGTATCTTTCTTTTTTAGGTTTTATTAAAAAGGAATAAATTGGTTTCATTAATATTGTAAATTATACTCAACGGATATAGCCATGTTTTTATTAAAACTTTTCCATGGTAATACATCTGTACCTTTCTTTATATAAATAGAGTAATTATCTTTTTCATCTATTATATCACATATAGTATGGCCTCCATAAACTTCTTGGCCAACAGCGTAGTGCATTGCGTCTGTTTTATAGTCTTTCCCAATACTAATCTTTCTTATCAGTTTGCTCATCTGTTTCTTCTGTTTCAGTGAGGGTACCGTCTTCAACATTTATACTAACACGTCCATAAGTTTTTTCTAGCTCAACCTGAATAGCTTTTAAGTCTTCACGGACCGTATCATATGCTTTTAAAACTTTGTTCTTATCTACTGCTAATGCTCCTAGCTTATATTGTAGATTATTTAAAACTGATATTTTAGCTTGTAAATTTTCAAGCTCCTCTTTTGTTATTTTCTTTTTTGACATTTTATTTAATTTAATTTAATTACACTATATACAAATATAGTATTTATTCTTTTATGTTACGAGTCCATACTACACTCAAAGTTATAAAACCTACAGCACACTGCAAAGTCGTATCGCATGTTCCATCTTCAAAGTCTTCTTTATTATATAATGCACCTACCATAAATCCTGTTATAGGTGCTATGATTATGTCAGCATTTTTAATTTGACCTATTATCAATAATAATGTAAATATCCCAAGTAATATATATGCTATCATTTTAATTTATTTTTATTGCCATATATATATAAGTATCACCTGATTTATTAAACCCATCTGTTGATGACATAGTTGAAGCATATTGAAATCCTGTTGATGTAAATGTAACATCAATATCTCCGTTAGTTACTTCTGTTTCTGCTTGACTTGATTCTGCAGCTAAAAATTTATTTATATAACCACCACTTCCACCTCTTACAGAATCTAAAATATACCAACTATAACCTGCAGAAGTTATGTTTTTTACCATTAAAAAGTCAGGTTGGAATCCTGTTGTTACAGTTAATGCACCTGCAGTTCCAGTATAACTTCCAAATTTTTGATACCCTGTTACTGAATGAAAACAATAAGCAATATAATTTATACCTGATGAATCATTAGTTGCACCTGCATTACCAACTGTAAATACAGTAGATGTTGGAGATGTACTATTCCAATGAGAAGCTCCTGATAAAGATTGCCAGTTATTGTTTAATGATAAATAATTAGCATTACCAATACTCGCATTATATACTGCCCAATCAACTGCTTGTGAGATGTTTTTAACTATTATCATTTCAGGAGCAGCAGAAAGTCCGTGCCCGATAGTAGCACCTGAAGTACCGTTTCCTTCATATTTAACAATACTAAACCCAGAATTAACATTTGCACTAACAAGTGAATCTATACTTCCTTCTGTGTTTATTGTCGGTTCGTTATCATCGGCTTTCCAAGCCCACCCCACAAATGTAAAATTAGTTTCATTTACTGCATTTATTGGTGAAGCAAATTGAAATCCATCATCTGTAAATTGTGTTAGTTTATAACTATTTAAAGCACCATTACTACTTGAAGACAATCCTGAATTAGCAGATGAAGTGTTTAATAAATTAGTATATAAAATATGACCGTGGCCATAATTACCAGTTCTGTATTTCACCCAAACTAAAGATGGTTCAAATCCATACCCATCAATAGTTCTTGTTGTACTATTATCACCTGACCAAGTTTGTATACCAAAACTTTTTGCTACTGTTGGTGCTTCTGTGTCAGGGTCTGCAGCAAATGCCATATAGATAAATGTATTACCATTTTCATTTAAAAAGTTTGATACACTTGTTCCTCCTGCTACTTGAAAACCATTAGAGTAAAAGTTTATTGAATCTACAGTATTAGTAAATTCTGCATCAGCTAAATTAGGTCTTAACCAAGTTTGTCTTGGATTTGTTGTTGCTCTTTTATTATCTACTAATGCCCAGTTATCTGTACCACTTGCATCTTTAATTATTATCATTGCAGGTTCAAATCCTGTTTCTACCATTGGTCCTGTTGTAGTTCCATTACCTGTGTATGAGCCAATCTTTGAAAATCCATCAATACTTTTAAAACAATAAGCAATAATATTTTCACCACTTCCATTACTACCACCATCATTAGCAACTGAAAAAACAGTTGAGGTTGGAACTGTGCTATTCCAAATACTTGAAACAGAAGCAACTGCATCAGTACCATTTAACTTTAAATATTTTGTGCCATCACCTAAACCTGTATGCCAAACCCACCAATTTTTAACTGAACTTCTATTTTTAACTATAACCATTTCAGGAGCAACACCTAATCCGTGTCCTACGGTAGCTGCACTTCCAGTACCTGTATATGAAATAATAGAAAATCCTGCACCTTGATTAGCTTGTACTGTACTTGTAATACTTCCATCTGTATTACTGCTTGTAGTTCCTCCGTTTGCTTTAAAACACCAAGCTACGAAACCATCACCATTGTAATTATGTCCTGATTCGCTACCTACTGTAAATCCCCCTGTATCAAACGAAGTTAATCCATTGGCTATTGTTCCTTCAGCACCAGTTGTATTTGGTAAAATATATTTACCTGCACCTCTTGTTGAATCGTATATAACGTGATTAAAACCTAAATCTCTACCTTTTATCCAAACTAAATCAGGAGTAAAATTTAGTCCAAACTCATACGTAACATTTGTATCAGTACCATTGTAAGTTCTCATATCATCATTACTATTCCCTTCAAATCTATAACTTGCTACTAATGGGTTTTCATTATACAATGTAGTTACTTCTGCTGCTGATATTGTTTTGTTAAATAATCTTACTTGGTCTAATTGTCCTCCAACATATTTTGAATATTGTTCATCAAACATTATATTAAGATTGTAAGCAGATGTTACAGTAGATGTATTTGAAACACTCTGTGTTAATACATTTTGTCCATTTTTATAATATTTCATTTCACTTGATGACACTGTAAAAACACAATGCACCCAATCAGAACCATCTGCTCCAAAATCATACATATAACTATCAGAAATAACATAAGTGCCATTACCTGCACTTCTTGATAATGACATATTTCCGTCATTTGTGTTCTTTACATTAACCCTATATCCTGCTACACTTGAATTACCACCCTCGCCAATTATTATTGACCAATCACCTACAGAAATATTTTTTGCCCAAAAAGATATACTAATTGAAGTATTGTTATTAAGAGGTTTAGCACTTGTTGTTATTTTACTACTACTCCCATTAAAACTTGCTGCTTGTCCATATCTTCCTGCTGCATATTGTATCGCAGTTCCAGTTCCATTATAATTACCACTTAAATCTACTTCATCATTTTCAAATCTATAAGTAGCTAAACAAGATGTATCGCCAAGCACTTGTAGTGTGTCTGTTGTATCTACATTTAATGGGTCTAATGATTCTACTGTTGCTGCTGTTTCTGCATATAGTGTTGAAACTTGTGACGCCGATAATTCTTTTTGAAATATTCTAAATTGGTCTATTTTACCTAATAAGTTATTACCTCCTGATGAATTATTTGCACCTAAATAATTAGCACTACCATCAGCAGCCTTACTAATATTGCCTGTTGTATGTTCTAAACTGCCATTTACATATATTTTTGCAGGACTTCCACTTTTAAAAGTAATTACTAAATGATACCAAGTATTTGCATTAAAAGATATTCCGTGATTAAACCAACCACCTCCACCAAAGTTTGCTTTATTAGAATCTGTTGATGCTGCTCGAAATATTATTCTATTTCCTGAATTGAATTCAAATACAGTTTGTGTGCCACTTGTTGCACCTGTGTTAAACCAGACAGATAAACTGTGTTCATTAGTATCTATAACACTACTTGGAATTGTAACAACACCTGCATTTGTAAAATATCCACTTGCACCAAACTTACCTCCATTAATAGAATGTCCTGAAGCACCATCTCCTTCGTATAATACTACTCCAAAGTTCTCACTTGCCACAAACGCAGGCGGGGCTGAAGACATTAATCTTTTATTTAA